CCACTAGCTTTAAAATTGGTTAATGCTGTTATATCATTGTAATCTACTATTAATGGGGTTTTTGCTACTCCTGACGAACCGGCCGAGTATCTAAACTCGAAAGATTGCCCACCCGAAGCTATCGGCAAACCATTGTCATTTACTTGAAACACCATTTTACCCTGATCTATAACAGAAGCTTCTCCGAATATCTGCCATGAATCACTACCACCAATTACTTGTGATATACCGTAAGTAGTAGAACCAACAGGATTAGGAGGTAAAGTAATGCCACTTATATCAACAGTACCATCAGATTTTAAAAAACCTGTCGTTCCTGTCACTTTAAAACCTGTAGATAAAACTGTTCCTCCTACTTGTAATCTATCGACTCCGTTATCTGAGAATGTGCCCCCGTTTTGCAAAACAAAATTTCCTGTATTATATACCCTAGCTTTTGTACCTGACCCTACATACATATCTAACTTAGATGAAAATGTACCCATTAATGGGCCTGTTCCGTTGACGCCTAAAAAACAATTGTTATCGCCATTGCTAACATAACAATATAAATTTTCTCCGGAAACGCCAAGAACTTCAAAGTTAAGACCTGAACTTCCTGGGCCGCTACCTACTCTTATTTTTTTAGCCTTAAAAAAACCAGATCCATCTAAGCCAGATGTAGTAGTCCCCGCCCCATTTTGCCCAACTAAAATGTCATCTGTATCGGCTGCTGAGCCTCGTTTTATTGTTACTGCTCCTAAAGATGTAGATGTTAAAATCTGAGGAATTACAGAAGCGTTATAAGCACCTTGTAAATCTGTAGTGCCCGAAGCAGATCCGCCTCCACTACCACCACCGCTTATAAATACAGCATCGACATTATTGGCTAAATTAGTTGTGCTTTTTTTACTAACTAATCTGCCTATTTCAACATAAGTACCAATTGGAAGCACATTTGAAAATACAACAGTTGCAGCGTTATCTTTTGCGGACTGAAAATCAGCAAAGAATTGTTCAGCTACTTGTATAACTATAGTGCCTCTTATTGTCAATAATATAGCATGTACTGCTGCATTGTTAGCTGCTGGTATTGGAACAATTGCAGTTCCGTTAAAATAATTACTTACTACAACTGTAGTCGTAATTGCTGGAGGTGTTGCAGTTAGATTATTTGCAGGGCTTAATATTTGAAAATTAGAAGGATTAGCAGATGTAACATTTCTAAAATCATTATTTGTACCATGCCAATTTACAGAAATACCCTTAACGCTTCCCGCTGTATTTTTAATAGTCATTCCTGATCCTGTATGACCTACAATAACATCGCTTTTAATGCCTATTCCTACAGTTTCAAGATTAGAATAAGCAGATATATCAGGAACTGTTAAAACGTCTCTTGTAGCATCTAAAAATGATGTTACCCCCGCAGACCATTTAATAAAAACTAAACCTAATTGACAAATGTCTATATTTTGAATATAAGGATCATTGCTGAATAAAATAGTATCATCCGATTCTCTCCATCCTACATATTTAACCGCTGTTCCTGTCCCTGAGAAAATAGGCAGTGCTATGTTTCTAGCTGTCAAAAACTTTATCCCTGTTTCGGGAGCGTATGGTGTAGTTTTAAAATGCTCAGGAAATACTATCCCATATTGAGAAGCTCCTACGCCTAATGTAGTTGAATTTACAACAGATAATACAAAGCTATCAGTTGTATCTATAAAACCAACCGCCATTGTAGCACGTGCAATAGTATTAGTTAAATCATTTACCGCATCAACAGTAGGGTATTTTTGACCCGTACCATCAACATCCATATTGTCTTGCTTGTTGGATATTATCTCAGCATCTGCAATTATAGCGGGTTTGTTTTTTATAAAAGAATCTACATCAGGATTACTCTCGTTCCAATCTGATTGAACATTTTTCTGAGCTCCTGCTTCAATTCCATCAATTTTTATTTTATCTTCTGGTGATAAAAAAGCAATAGATTGTGTCTCTAATTTTAATTCAGATTCATTAACTATTACTACCTGTCCATCCCTACCGAAATAATCAAATGTATCTTGTAATTGATCAAATCTAACTATTGTTCCTGGAGGAATTATAGCAGTGCCATCAAAGAACCCAATTTCAATTAACTTATCCCATAATGAATCAACAGAAGCAAAAGTAAAAGTACCACTTGCTACAACCGTAACATCTGAAAAAGGAATATTTTGCTTTAGAACTAAATTAGCACCATTGGCAGTTTTAAAATTACATAAATCACCAATAGTGGTAAGTCTATTTTGTTCTGATATTATAGGCTCTCCACCGTCTAAAACTAGACTAAAAAAATTCCCTGTTTGCTTTGTTATTACTAAGCTCATAATTTTTGTATGTATAATTCAACTTTATAAGGCTGATAGTTTTTTCCTGCACCTGATACTCCAACCTCAGAAGTACTACCTGTATTTGTAGCTGTTGCAGTCCCTTGTAAGCCATATGCAGAATCACCACCTGAATTTCTAAATGCGGCAGTATATTTATTTGTTGCAGAATATTCACCTCCGGGAGTTACACTCGCTACTGAATTATGAAAGTGAGAAACTAAAACTGTATCAGGACTGCCACCTTCTGCTCCAAATGTTGAGAAAGAACCTCCCCACCCAATTACAGTACGTCCTGCTAAATTTTCCACCTGTTGCCCGCTGTGTATGTTACCGTTACAAATCGCCCATCCTAAACGTAGATTTTTACCTAAACCTGTAGGTTCAAAATTAGCATTCAAATAATCTACATCACATTTTATTAGCTTTATATCTCCTGATTGAGCTAAGTTAGCCTGAATATAATCAAGCAATGCATATTCTACTTCCCTATGTTTTGAAGCTGGGATTTTAGTATTACTTTCTAGATTATCGGTTATTAAATCATGTATTTGTGCGTATGTCATAGTCTTAAATATTATAGTCTGCTGTTCCGTAATCTATGCCTAAGTAATCAGGAATACCAAAAAAGTTATCATTGTAATTTGGCGAAACTGTAAATTCTATTTCTCCGAAGTTTTCCTGAGATGTTTTTTTAGGAATGTCAATTGCTTCATACAATGAGCTACGGATGTAATTAATGTAGCAAATAGGACTTTCTAAAATATAAGATAAGTTTATCAATACGTTTTTAGGCATTGGTTCAGTCCTGTATATTTCTAATTGACTTGTCTTAATAGCTTTTGATACTGTATTACGTGTAGATAATTCGTAGTAAGTAGTAAGTTCAGTCTTTTTGTCTTCTTGATCAAACCACGATTGCAATCCAATACTTTGATAAACTTCGTCTTTACTGTCTTTGTAATGAAATTGAGAAACTTTTTCGCTTTCAATATCGGTTAATAGAAAAGGTGTAGAATAAAAATATTCACCCCCTAAAGCCTCATAAATTTCTAAATAAACTAAACTATATCCAAAGTCAAAAGGCACGTTTGTAAGCGACCAATACAACTGAGGTGCGCCATCTAAATCGTTTGCAAGTGAATCAACAAAGAAGTAAGGAGTAATATCTGTTTTAATTCCGCTGTCTAAATCTACAATGTTAACAGTCCAGTCTTCTAAATCTATACCGTTTGGGGTATCAGTAACTTGAATGTATTTAGCTGTATTATTAGGGAGTAGTTGAACACCTTTAAAAATATATTGCGTGTTTAATTGGCTATTCTTGAAGAAAAAAGCCTCCTGAGTTGTTCTGTATAAATTTATAAACGGCTTAACTGTCATATTCCCCTGTTATCTCAACGTTGGATTAAAAAAAGATTCCGATAGTCTCTTACTATCCATTTCTATTTTAGAAGAAATGCACTCAGCTAAGTTAGCAAATCTTTTCACAAGCAAATATAATAAAAAAACTCCAACCATTATAAAAATGAATTGGAGTAAAAAAATAAGCTAATTGAGTTTTGTAAATGTATTAGAAAGTTTCCATATTTGATTATTTAAAATAATATTCTTTTTCGCATTGAATACATTTATAAAAATCTATTAAATCAAACGAATGATTGTAGTCAGGGAAAACGCCTATATTGCCATTTAATTTAGTATGTTTTTTTAATGTCCAGCAATTACATTTCTTATCTTCATTATTAACAAGTTCTGCTTTCTTAAAATGAAAAATTGACCATCCTTTCGGTATTTTAGATATTAATCCATCAAAGCACATTAACGCTCTTGTTTCGTCGTTTATTATAGTTCCTGAGTATTGTTCTTCCAATTCTTTTTTAATTGCGTAAGAAATATCGTCTATTGTAGGTGTTAATTTTTCAAAGAATTTAGGACATATATAGCCTAAAGCGTCCTCTAAATGATTATCTTTTTCTTTATGCTCAGGAACGTGTTTAAATACTACATCGTCTCCTGACGTATGAGATAATCTAATCTTTATTTTTTCTCTAGATTCATTTACTACAAATAAATTTTCTGACTCTACAGCTTCTTTTATTCTTTCGAAGGTAGAAATAACTGTTTTATTATATTGTGGAACAGGTTTTTTTACAATATCCGATACTGTTTTGCATAATTCAATAAGTAAATTTAAGTCTTTTCTCCGATTCTTTTTGCAAACATTACATTCAGTTATTAATGTAACTTTATCGTCTTTGATTAGCTTCTTGCATGCACATTCTTTTTCCATAATTTCTATAAATTAAAAAAGCACCCGTTTAAAGGTGCTTTAGTGTTATTAATGGCTTCATGTAACTTCACATGATATTTGATTCCCCAAAATCTAAACTATAAACAAAACCTACTTTGTTTATGGCTGAGACAAATGTAATTATTGTTTTTTAATTAACCAAATTTAACCACGATTCCAATTGTTCTATGCTATCAGCAAAAGCATTATTTATTGCAACTTCATGCCAAAAGACAGGATTATACAATCTATAACGATTCTCATCATATAAATACAGCTTTTGTCCTTTAATTTCCCATTGCAAAGATGAAATCCTTGTTTGGTTATTGATTAAGATATAACTATGCTCAGTAGAAATACTCATTCCTACAGGCTCGTACTTTTCTTCTCCTTTAATAGTCAATTCTTTTTCCAATAGTTTATACTCCATATCTACAGGATAAATCTTTATAACTTGCTCGTTATTGTCGATTGTCCTAATGTAACCCCTTTGTGATCTAATATTATTTTGAAGCGTTATGAAGTCTTCAAACTCTACATTTGCAAAAACAATATCATTGTATAATATTGGCGACAAAATAGGATTGTCGGGTGTGAAATCGGCTTTTTCTGTTAGTTTAACTCCTGCATATTTAGTTGTATAATCACCGTTATTTTTATACCATGTGTTTTTTAAAGGTTTGTCTTTCCAATATAAATTACAGGTTGCTAAATACGATTTCCAATAGTTGTAAACGTTACGCGCTATTGAATAACGTCTATTGCTGTAACTGTTTGCAGAGCCTAAATTTTCAGTCTCAGTAAATCCCTGATCAGTATAATTTGTAAATGGAACAAGAGATTCTTTTAAAGTGTATGTATAGGTTGTTGATCTAGTACCGTTTCCAACTGCTCCCGAATTAGTTCCTGTCAGTTCTAATAAATTATTAATTACTGCAAATACCGTGTATGTTCCTGTATTTTTATCTGTAGGTTCTATTATAAATTGGCTTCCCACTTGTATTCCTAGAGAAATAAAGTTAACAGTGCCATCATTAGTTAATGTAAGTCTATGAGTGGATGCAGAAAAAGAATGTGTTAACGGTGAAGATTCTGTAAATGTGTTATCGTGATTTGTATTTATAGAGTCTATACAAAACAAAGTGTCATCATTTTGAGATGCTGTATTTTTCTCTATAATCAATGCTTTTTTACGGGTTTCCTCAATTAAAAAAGCATCTCTAGTCCATTCTATATTATTTTCTTTTTTATTCTCTACTAACTTATTAAATAATGTAAACCTACTTTCTCCATGAATAGTGTCGGCACTATTAGGCTCTTCGTTTTCTTTTAATGATTGATAATTTTTATATGTATATCTAAATTCATTTACTTTGTATTTAGGATTAAATGTCTTGTTCATCTCAGAAAACTGGGTATTATCAAAAAAACCGCTTTCTATTTGAGTATAAAAATCTTGCTCAATTCCGAAAAATATTTTACCATCGATTCCTATTTCCCAGTCGCCTTTCATTTCAGTTAATGAATTTTCTAAATCTTCCAATGATACTGAAAAACTTTTATCATTTATACCTCTTAGATAATTACCATCTAATAATCTATTATCATAAAATTCGCCTCCTAATTCAAATCTAGGCGCATTTATATCTAATCCAGATGAAGACTTTACAACTTGGCGCATGACATCAACTAACCTTAACGAACTTGAAATAGAATTATACGCTGTGCTTTCTGCTGAAATTTTAATATTCCCTGACAAAGTTATTGAAACAGAAGATGTACTTACTGGATTAGTAGCTGGTAATGTATAAGGTTGGAAAACAGTTACAATTATAGCAATTTTAACGTCTCTTTCAATAGTTGGAATAGTTACTAAATAATCTTTATTTACAACGCTTAATGTTCCGTTTGTATCTTCTAATCTAATTGTTGTAGATTGGCTAGTATCAAAAGTTTTTGAATAAATAATAGATAATGTTTTTCTAGTGCTAAATCCAATATCTCCAACATTTACAGATAATCCTTTAATGTTTATTACTACTGAATTAAGATTGCTTTTAGCTTCTACTATTGTATTTAAATTAACAGCTTCCTTATATTGTTCATTTGAATATTTAGGGGGTAATAAAGTGCTTTTATTAAATGGAACATATGTATTTTCTATATCATAAGTCACTATAGTATCAGCGATAGAAAAAAACATTGCGTCCTGACCATAACCATTAAATGTACCTCCGTTTGTTACACTTTGTTTTAATTCACTTATTTGAAGTACAGGCTTAGCTAATAAAAGCATATTATCAGGAACTAACCCGCCTATAAAGTTTCCATCTAAATCAGAATCGCTCTTTACATCTACTTTTGCTTCATTTCTACGCTTTAAAACTTGAAAAACTCCCTGTTGTATTCCTTTGCATTTAAAATACTCTAAATCATCAGTTTCTGAGTTTGCAAAATCTAGTTCACAAACGAATTTATTGTTTTCGTCTATTTCTATTATTAGATTAACTAATGCTTCATACCCAAACTTTCTATGATAGTAAAGTAATTGTTTAAGTTCGTGATTTCTCATGTGTGTAAACTCGAACATTGCTTCGCCACCTGTTAATGATATATCTCTAGCCATGCCATTTTCCTTCTGTTTTAAGGAAAAAGAAATTGCATCAAGCCCGAAAGGTTCATCTATTGTTTTCTTCCCGAAATCGTCACTTTTAAAGTCTAATTGAAATTTCATATGTTACACTTTATAGCCAATACCAGCCCCTCTATTATTACTATTTATAGTTCTATTTCCGTTTTTCTCGCTCCAATTTCTAAAACCGTTCTTGTCAAAAGTAGTGTGATTAGTTTGTATTTTAGAAAAGTGTTTTGATAGAATTAAATCCATTTCATTCGCTGTCATTCCGTTTGATGAATTATAGTTTTTACTCATTGAAATTCCTTTTTCATTCAGCATCATTGATAATTGTCTTTCTCTCCATTGTTCAGGTGTAAAGATTTCAGAACCACTAGGTAAATCAGTTATTACATTACGCCCTTTGAATTGTTGTGCTTTGCCATCAGGAGTTACAACTGTTTCTACATAGTTAGAACCTCCTGCATCGTTAATCATTGCTAAACCTCCACCATGAACACCTCCATCGAAGTATCTAGGGATATCTTGAGTAGCTACCATAGCTAATTGAGCAGCCCCTAAAGCACCCACAATAACGGATAAAGGAATACCTGCAAATCCAGCTTCTCCAAGTGTTGCCATTATAGCCTGAGCTGTATCAATGGCTATGTTAAATAATGCTTGCTTTTGTTTTGCTTTGGCTTGTCTGTATTCTAACTCAGCTTGCTTTTTATTAAAATCTTCTTCAATCTTTGCTTTTGCTACTGCATTCTCTCCGGCATATTTTATGGAAATATCTTTTTGATATTGTAATCTTTTGCTTTCTGCGTTAAAATTAGATTCTGAATTTTGATTAATGAAATTAAACATTTCCTGCATGCTTTCCATTATAGCAACAGTAGTTACCTTCCAATTTTCACCGAATCCTTCTATTTCGCTATTAAGCATTTTAAAGGTTTCTGTAAAACCTGTATTTGATACTAAGTCCTGAGTAAAGCTATTAAGATAATTTTTTTGTTCTTCACTTAGTCTTTTAATTGCTTCCGCAGCTTTTTGTGTAGTATTAACAATGTTTACATTCCCATCAGGTAATCCGTTTAATTCTTTTCTAAGTTTTAAAAAATATTCTAATTGTAAATTTATTAAAGGATATTCTTCCCATCCTGCTGTTATTTTTTCAACCTGTAACCTATCGATTTCAGCGTTTATCTGCCCCATTGTTGTGCTAACAGATTTTAAGAAAGTTTCTAACTGCTGAACCTTTGGAGTAGTATCTACTTTTTTTGCTTTCTTTTCCTTTTCCGGAGGCGTAATAAAAGGCTTTAATTTTGCTTGTGTTTTTAGAAAATCCTCCTGCGCCTGTATAAGTGCTTTTTTTCTTTCATCTAAACTTTTTTGCAAAACTTTATCTTCTCTAGCATATCTAGCCTTAGACAATACTTCTCCTGCTTCTTGTTGAAAAGTTATCATGTTCATAAACGCAATAAAACTTCCTTGTCTTTCTTTTATAGATAAAGCACTTCTTTTATTTAGCGCTGTTTGATCTTCCGCAATCGATTTGGCCTCGGCTTCTACTATGTTTTTTTGGATTAATGATGTTATATATAAATTAGTAGCTATCGTTAATTCCCCTGTTGAAATAGCTTGTTCATAAGTTGCAGAAGTTAAACCAGGTAAAGTCTTCTTTATTTCATCATATGCTAATTTTCTATTAGTTTGACTTTCATTATGGTCTAATACAATAGATGTTAATGAACTTAATTGTGCCGATTCAGAAGAAATAGTGTTTTTAGAATCACTGATTGCTTCATTTAACGCGTCTTGAGCTTTTGAGGCTTCTGTAGCTCCAAAAGCCATGTCTATTAATTTACCACCATAAATAGTAAGCAATGTTACGCCTATAGACAATAGTGTGCTTATGCTAAAAAAAGAACTAGCTAACTGCTTTAAAACTCCTTTCCCTTTAACCCCTTCGGCAGAAGAAAGGGCTAATTCCTTAGCTTGATCACCTATAGCAGATGCAGCTTCTTCTGTTGCCCCTCCTAATATTGCTTGTTCTTTTGCTAATAATCCTTGAGTAACAGCAGCTGACATCGCTTCTTTTTTGGCCTCAGCTAATTGTTTTTTTATACCTCCAATAGCGTCAAATAAAGCGGGTAAATTATTTGAAATAGCCATGAATCCTGTATTCAAACTATTTGCAAAAGCCGGAGCTTCACGTGTTAATTGATTTATAGAATTACCTAAAGCGTTATATCCGCTAGCATAATTACCAACATTTCTTTGATTTTTACCTATTTGAGCGTCAGTATTTTTTAATACTCCATTATATTTTTCGGTAACAGCTTGAAGCGTTTTTAATCGCATTTCTTCATTGGCTGTTAAATTACCATAACGCTCTTTTTTAACTGCTAAATCATTGTAAGACTTAGTAAGTGTATTTATTTGCTGTTGTGTCTTGTTATAAAGATTAGAGTTTTTTTCAGTTATTGCAGCTTCTTTTTTTGCATTTTTATCGAAAGAATCAAATGCCTTTTCTCTTTGTTGCTGTAGCTTTATTTCTGCTAATCTACTTTGCTCTGCCTTTTTTGCTATATCAGAATGTAATTTATTTACAATATCATTTTGTTTTTGTAATTGTGCGTTAAGGGAAGTTGTATTTGAAATAGCTTTATCCATTCCGCTAGGAGTTGAAATGCTAGCTATTCCCTTTCCTGCTTTTAATGCTGATTCAGATATTTTAATCAATTCTGCATCGGCTTGACTTAGCTTTGAGATAAGATTGTCAACTTGCTTTATTGCTTCTTGTGCTATTACCGCATCAACTGCGTTATTATTTCTTGCCATATTAATTCTGTTTAGCTTTTTCTTCTAGTAATTTGCAAATTTCAATCCATTCTGAAACGGTTATTTCTTTTGGATTTAGTCTGTATGGATATTGAAGTCCGATAGTAGCAATTTGCAATTGTTTTGCGAGTGATGCACTTTCTTTTACTTCATCCTTTTTTAATTCATTTTCTAGTAAATGAAACTTTGTTTTTAACCCTTCACAAGATGTATTTATTCGTAACAATTCTTCTGCATCTCCATCTTTAGAATTTATCTCAGGAATAGAAAAACCTTTACCATGTTTCGCTAATTGCTTAATGAATATTAATCTAGTTTCCATTTGATTATCTCCAAAACCTAACCACATGCGATTGATCAAAGATTTTATTACATTATATTTTAGCTTTAAATCTTCAATTTGGGTTAACTTCTGTAACCGTGAAGTAAAAGACCGGTCATCTATAGCCTTGAAATACTCATCTAAAATAGCTTTTTCAATCAATTCTAATTCTAAAGTTTTTTCTTTGGTTTGTCTACCATCGAATGAAACTATAAACCAATTACAGTCCTTTGTGTTTCGGTACTTGTCGAAGTTGTACAATGGGAGTGTGTCGATAGAATTATAGTATTTTTCATTAAGTTTTACAACTTCCTGTCTTTTAAATGGGTTTTTCATAAATATTTAGTTACATCTGGAGTTGTATCCCTTTCTGAAGCATTTATATTACATTCTTTTAAATAAGGATATAATTTAAGATATTTTTCTAACTGCATTTTTTCGTGAGCTAATGCAATAGTATTATTTGATAATGCTCTTTGATGAATCGAAATCATATTTTCATCATTAACAATATTTAATTCTAAATGTTCAATCAGTATTTTTTGACCTTCTAAATATTGATTCTGTGATTTTAAATATTCTTGATCTTCCATAACTATAAGTATTTATTAATATAAGCCATTAAATCAGGATATATCAATTCCCAATTAACTATTTCAGTATTATTTTTGTTCAATCCAAATAAATTAGTATATCCATCGAAGAACGATTTTTTACCTCCGCTTCCTGTGCCTGTTGATAATATATCGAATTGATACTTACTTGGTAATATTTTTAATTGCAATCCTCTTAGAAAGTCTCCAGTCCATGCAAAATTATAAAGTTTTCCTTCTTTTTTTGGAGCTACAGGATGCTCAAATAAGGATATTATTTGTGTATAATAAGTATATCTTCCCGAATATCCTTTTTCCGAATTTATTAATTCTTTGTTATCGCTTCCTCGGCCTTCTTCGAATTGGGAAGTATTTAATCTAATTATATCATTTTCATGATTCATTATAATACGCTCTTGTTCTGCCATCAAATTAGATTTGACGAATTGGCATTTTTTTATGTAGTCGTTTATAGTGGTCATTTTAAAAAGACCATTCATCAAAAGACACGAATCCCTCTGATTCTTTTATATATTTTAATATATATAAATAATCATTTGGAAAGTCCATCCAACTAGCGTGTAAACTCCATGAATGATTTTGCCATATATTAGCACATTCTCTAAATGAGGCAATTATATTTTCTTCAGAAAATAATTGTGATTGAAGTCTACTTAAATTTTTAAAATCCTCCTCATCATAATAATTACCATCTAATGTAAATCCTCCGTATTCGTCTAATATTATCATAGCACTATTTTTATTTCAAAGATAACAAAAAAGCCGTTACGATAATGCAACGGCTTTTCAATCATTATGTAATAAATACTATGTAACTACTACCGTAGCAATATTTGATTTATAAAGCACATCCGAAGGGGTTAAAACAATTCCATTCAAAGAAACTTCTACAATTTGAGCAGCTAATAAAGCCGGAACTGTAAGTGTATAATTCTTTGTTGACGCGTTATAAACTGCAGCCGTTGGATTATTAGCCAAACCATTTTTAGTTACTTTAAAATCGCCAAAAAGCAATCCTTCAACTGGATGACTTTTATCTAGTAAAAAAGCGTTTACTATAATTGAAGTACCAGCAGCTACAGGACTAGGAGTTATTAACACTTCATTTACTCCTGTCAATTCAGAATAAACAAAATCCAATTCATCATTAGTAATCCATCCAGCGTACAAATCCCATTCAATACGATTGATTAATTGGAAAGATACTGTTTGTGAAGACGCATCTGTTCCGTTTGAACCTGTATATTTACCGTTCTCAAACATACCCAATGTCAATCCTTTGAAGCCTCCTGTTTTTTGAGTAGTTCCAAACAATGTATTGTCTACATCGAAAAGAATTAAATCATATGCATTATGGCTTGATAATGATGTTAACGCTTTATGAAAATTAATACCATTGTCGAAAGTAGCTAAATATTCATAAGGCATTTTACCAGCTACAACTTTTTCACCTGATCCTTCACGTGTAATTATTGTATCCTCTGCTGTATTATCAGCAAAAGAAACAACTCCCTGCAACATTATAAGTGTTCCAGCTTGTTGCAATTCACGCATATAATCTTTTGTGATTTCTTCATCGAATACAAAGCCTTTTTTAACTAATCCAAGAGCAGTAACCCTTTTTCTGTCAATTCTACATCCTGCTAATCCCGTACCTAAAATACCGCTTGCAGAACAATCTACTCTGTTAATTTGATCTTCTAAAGCCATTATTTTATAAATTTATTAGAGATTAATATATCTTTTGTTTCTCCATTTAGCAATTCAATTGAATTACCCGCTTTGTAAAGTCTATCAAGAGTAAACTCTTTTAGTACTTTGAATGATTTAGGCAATTCCTTTTCTGGAAGCTCTAAATATTCCTTATATTCTTTTTTATCTTTATCTTCTAAAGCCATTGTTTAAAATTTAATAGTTTTAATGCAGTTGGGCGTTCCATCTGCTTTTTCATCGAATTTGATAGTAATATCTAAAACGATAACATTCCAAAAATCAGTTGCTTTTAACAAATCTTCCTCAGTATAATTTGCTGATCTATTTTCGTCAAACGTTCCTATAATAGTAGTCACTCCGCTTCTTTCTAATGCTTTCAATACATTATCTAATAATGGATTTAAACACGTTGTAAACTCAGTATCCCAAACAGTAGGATTACGATTAGTTACATGTTTGCTATCCTTAGCTAAAAGCAATCTACATTTTCTAGTTAAAGAGTGCGCTGTTCTATCAATTGTTTGACTTCCATTTACTAACCAAATTAAAGGGTATTTATTTCCTGCAATTTGTTTTAAATAAAGGATTAAGTCTGCCTGATCACCCCATTCATATCTAATAGGAAAATCTTTGTCATTACTGTCTGTATAAGGCGGTAACTGAGCAAATATTTCTCTTAGTATAGTTTCTGAAACAATCATAATCCTAATTGATTTTGGATAGCAAAAGATATTCTATTGTCATTTGTATAATCGTCATTATGATCGTACAAGAATTGCAATAAAGAAACTTGACTATTATTCAATGATGAATAAGGATATAAATCTGGTCTAAATTCAAAACCCACACCTAAATACCACAAATCACCATGAGAGTAACAACCATACAAATTAGACTGATATTGTTTAACAAAATCATTCCAAACATTAACTACTCTTTGCGTTGGATTAACTAAATTAGCCCCTTTAGGATTCCCTTTTGCATCTCCTACGCCTGTCATATAACTAACATTTTCAGTTATCCAATAATAATAAACGTAATCGGCAAGCAAAGAACCTTTGTAAGTGCCTTTAGTATAAATTAACCCATTCCATTTTAAAGTAATATCATTAACCGTATAAGTTACTCCATTAACTAAATCAATCCACTTTTTAGGAACATAATTAGGTAGTAGTTCATCAGGCTGCGCATCAACTGGAAATATACCATCAACTAAATAACTGTCAAACTCAGCAAACTGTTCAACTGATAAAAAACCTTGCAATAATAGACGGCACTTCTCATCAATCAATAATTCTAGTTCGGCAAATGATTTGCTATCTGCTTCGTCCAAATTAGGAACTTCTCGTTTTGGTGCTTGAAAATATGTGTCGTCTATTATGTACATTGGTTTATTTTATTATTACAGTTCTCTGTCGCCTTCTTGAATCTTTTGCACTTCTAAATCACTAAGCAAAGGAGCAGCAGAATCACGTTTTACAACTTTAGTATCATACCCTTTAATAAGCCCTTTAGCTTTCAAAATAGCTGCCAGTGTAGGATGTACTTTATCTTTGTCTCCTTCTTTGTAATAATCACCATCTTTGATAATTTCTACTTCTACAAGATCAAAGTGGCTGTTCCCTTTATATTCAGCTTGACTTTTTACAATGTCTTCTCTTTTGAATTTGCTTTCTTCTGCCATTTTATTTATAATTAAGGTTTAGTAATTGCAGTTTTTACAGCCGCGAAAGTTGATTTAATAAAAGCGATTTTCTCATTTTCGTAAATCCATAAATGGTAACGAGATTCACCAATTAAAGTATACATGTTGCTTTCGAAATCTGAAATGATATTGGCAGCAGTTGCGCTTCCTTGAATACCTTGACCGATTCTAACTGTAAACGATTTATAGCTTTCGTAATGAAGTTTTTTAAAGTCACCAACAATAAATGATCCAGCAGGAACAGATACACCATCAGGAACTTCAACAATCTGAACACCTGAAATTTTAGTACCATCAGGCAAAACAAATGGAGGGAATACATATTGACCTGTAGTTTCTTTTGTCGCTCCCATTGCGTATAAATCGCTAGAAGGGACTAAAGCTACATTAGGAATATATTTTCCTTTAGAAGCGATTTTAACCGCATAAATAGCGGCTCTAATTGCATCATAATTTGATGGTAAAGTAGTTGAAGCAGCTAAATCACCAGCTACAAATGCAGGAGCAAAAGCAGATACAGTAGTGAATACATCAGTTTGAACACCAATCGAGTGTGCATAAGCTAATTCATTTCTAATAGCTGACATAATAAAAGGAATATCATCTAAAGCCTCTTCTGAGATTTTAGTTCTACCAGCCATTTTACGCGCTTGTGAATAACGAATAACAAAAGCAATAGAAATAAGAGGTTTTAAAGCTCCTTCTGCTGTAATTGTCATTGTTCCTTCAGTTGGAGACTTATCTACATAAGCAATAGTTGCTTTTGAAGTACTTCCTTTTGAAAGGTAATTCAAGATATACTCTTGCTGTCTTACGTCTTCCGCATAAGTTGTTTGATCTTGTGAAACATAAGCCACCGGAACAGAATAACCAGTTGTAACAGAACCAGTGTTCATGTTAACAGGTACTTTTACAGTCATTTCAATCTCAAAGCCTGATCTACCTGATGCTTTTGCAGTTTCTTTAACTTTAGGCAAGAAAGTTTTAAGCCCTTCTTCAATAGCTCCCATTAAGTCAAATTGACCTCTACCATTAACAGCAGTTGGATTTTCTTTGATAGTTCTCAAATCTTCTTTGAACTCATCTAATTGTTCTTTAGTAATTCCTAAAGATAATTTTAACGCTTCTACTTGTGTAGAAATTTCAGCTTTCTGAGCTTCTGTAAGTTCTGCTTTTAAGACTTTATTAGCCTCTTTAATAGCTTCTTTTTGAAGTCCTGCTTCGTACGCTCTTTTTTCGGCTGCATAAGTATCTCTTTCCGCTGCCGACATTGCCTCTAATTGGGCTTCTGTTTTGTAAACAAACATAGTTTTAGTTGTGTTTAATTAATAAATATTTTACGTCTAGTTTGAGTGTTGTTTAACGGCTCGGTATTATGCTTTGAAGTGTTACTAACGGCTTCATATATTACAGGTGTCGCGCTATTTGAACCAAACAAACACAAACTACCTTCTTTTTCAATACTTGCTTCTTCGATAGCCCAAAAATAGCCATCTTCTTCATCTTTATCTACATTTACAACTGAATCAATCTTTTCGTCCCAAATAGCCTTGTATTTAGCCATATCAGCATCTTTTGAGTTAATGGCTAATTTAATTGTGATGTATCTCATTCTTACCGAGTTTTCAAAAGGTGTTTTTTCCTCGAACAACTCCTTTATTTTCGGTATCTTAATTTTGTCTTTTGCAATTTCATATATTAATGCTTGTGTATCTCCTTCATAATCATAACCTAATTCTTTCCATGATAATGTTTTTACAAAAGCATTTACATCGTTAGGGAACGCAATAACATTATCAATTGATAGTTTATGTTCTAACACATAAAATATCTTTTTAGCTTTATCTTTTAGTGACTTATTCCAAATATTAGGGAAATGTACGTCACCATGAGAATCTTTAAAATTAGTCGTGTTAATCACTGGATAAACATAACCTTCTTTTACAAAATTTAATGATTTGATAGCTTCTTGCTTAGATTCAAAGAATATAGAAACAGAATCACTTTCTTTAATAGCAGCCTTTTTAACTGAAATTATATTAGATTCATTGTTTATCAACTCCTTAAACATTTCTGCTTTAGAATCAAATTCTTTGTTAAGTTCTATGCAAAATACTTTCATTTCTTTACTTCTTTATCGATTTCTTTTAATCGTTTTTCTAATATTGCTTTTAATACCGGATTGCTAGTTTCCAGTATTTGTTTGACTATTTCCGTTTTGGTTTGTTCGTTGTGCTGATTCATAATTTAATTCAGTAAAATTAGTATCCATGCAGTTGTTTATCTCATCTATATTAACCCCAGCTTTCATGTAATTAAGCAATGTTTCAGATTTTACCTTGTCAGTATCGGCTCTTTCTTTTGCAAAAACCTGCATGAATGGTAAATGCTCCCAATCCATTACAATATCCTTTCCTTCATCTGAATATCCAAAAAACTTAGAATGCCCTTGAAAGAATAAATCGCCTTTAGGCTGTAAACAGTAAGAAACAAAAGCCCCTCTTGCTTTCTCTTGGTTTTCATACGTTCCTGAGTTGTATGCTTCTAAAACGTCTTTAGGAATATTATACAAAGAACCTATTAAAAAATATTGCTGCAAGTATATTTCGGGTAATTGCAACGCCCCTATATTTTCAACAAAACGCTTAATATCAATCATTGATTTAACCGCGTGAACAGATTTGCTCCCGTTCATCTTTGTTTCAATATCTTTCTTTTCAGTTTCGCCCATTGGTAATTGGGTAACGTTGTTTGGGTCTGCTTGCCCTGCTACCATGAATTTACCACTGTAACGAACATTTATATTAGTAGCATCCAAAGAGGCTTCTGCATTGCTTATGATCTTAACCAAAGCATCTATCCTGCTACCGCCTCTAAACCAACTGCCTGTACCGTTTGATAAGTCCGGCATGTGAATAATATTACCCCACTTTAATCTAGTATTGCTACCATCGGCATAAGTATATTCAATTTGAAAGTTTTTAATCTTATTTAATTCCGTTTTAGACAATACTATCTTATCTCGATAAGCATCCATTTCAACAGGAAACTGTATTTTGTTATTCTCTAGAATGTATAATTTATTGTCTTCTGAAACTATTTTAGATTCGCAATAATTATAAGTATTTCCTAACATGTTCCAAAACATTACATCCCAAAGGAATTGGGATTGCATTTGAAAAGGATTAGGATTTTTAATCATTTTTAGGAATTGATCATCTGGTAATTCAACTCCATCTTTATACACATAAACTTTACCAATGCTGAATAAATCACATTGCAAAGCAAATACTTTCAATAAGGCTTGGTTAGAGAATATTAGTTCTAGCTTCTGTGTATCGCTGGTATAATCATTGTAGTTAGTTGTTCCGTTCAATTCTTTGTTAACGTATGTAACTAAAGAATCTAAGTAATCCAATCCTAAATAATTGATAAGTCCGTTTTTTATCCAGCTCATTAAAATAAAAGCAAAAAAGGATTCATCGCAATAATGTCACGATGAATCCTTTGATTAGTATTTTGGTCAATCTTTGTAATCACTACAATAATTGTTTATGTTGGAACAAATATAATTAATTTATTTTAATTATCATTAATTCTTTTCAAAGTGCCTTCTTAGATACATAATTGGATCGATTAAATCATCATTCTCTTTCAATACTTCGTCATCTACTACGCCCATTCTATCCTGTCTATATTGATAACTTTGATGCTCAAATTCTATTCCTGTAGAACATTCAGTATAAAGCACGTTAGTTGATTGCAATAGAGAAATATTTGCCATAACAGAACCTTTTGGTTTGTCAATACCATAAGCATATTCCCAGCCATAATCACGCAATAGTCTTATATTGTCAGGCCTTGCCGAATCACATACAATAGTCCCATCTTTAGGAATGTTACATTTATTTACAGTATGAATTATAATACCTCCATTCTGACCGCTATTAATCAATGTTTTTTGAGAGTCGTTTAATTCAGATATTAATTTATTTTCTGATTTATAGTTTAATTCGTGAACATAGTATTTATTATCATAACGGTCAAATTTTCCCTCTATTATTCCGAATCCGTGATTTCGTCCCCAATCTATAGCGTAAACTTTAGGTAATGGCACTTTATTATAATCATTATAAGATATTGTCTTAAAATGCGTAAATATTCGGCCTTCTACACTTCCAATCTCACCCAATCCATAAACACGCCAAATATTAGCCCAATACTCATTTATGATTATTCCTGTATCTGAATATCCTTTTTTGTAGTAGTCTTGAATACTTTCAACTTCTTCTTTACTTAAGTACTCATTGTCTTTAAAAGTTAGGTTTATGTAGTTATTTGTATCTATTAAATCATGACCCCAAAACTTTTGATCTGGATTAAAGTCAATAATGTTTAATTTACAACGTGAGGCAACTTGCCTATAGGCTTCTAATTTTAATTTATTAGCCTCATTGAAGTAAACTAAATCCCTACGCATACCTTTACCTACATCGTGGGTGTCTAAAGCTAAGAACTCAATAAATGTTCCATTCTTAAAAGTAAATGTACTTTCGGTCTTATTCCAAACACCATATTGCAGCATATTCCAATCTACCATGATATCTAAAAAATCTTTGATAACTGTCTTTTTCATTTTAGATAATTCACCTGATATAATAGATATTTTCTTTTTATCGTTACGGTGTGCGTAATCTATAATAAGCATTAATATAGATATTGTTTTTCCCGCTCCCTGTCCTCCGCTAATAACAAAAACCCTGCTAATATTACGTAACAGGGTTTTAATTTTGTATAATGCTGTTGTAGGTTTAAATTTAAACATTGTTGTCCAATGGGTTATCTCCAAAAATAGGGGTCATATCTACGTTAGTATTAGTTTGCTCTATAGTTTGTTTAGGCATTCCAAATCTATACCCTAGCCATGTTTTAATAGCTTGTACATCTCCATCGATAACTTTAAAAGATAATGCTGACCAAACATGATCTGGCATCATAATAGCGTCCATTTGCTCAGCTATTTTAATTTCATCTGCTTTTGGCTTCCTTCCTGCTCCTTCTCTTGCTCCTCCGTGTGTTTTATCTGACATCTTGAAAAAATATGATTATTCAAAATTACACAAAATTTCCATAACAACAAAAAACGCCTAATTAAAGACGTTTTGTTGTGGTTAAAATTCTCTATTTAAATATATCCATACAGCCCATATAAACAAAGCTATAAATATAATTTCAAATAATGTATCTATGTCCATAATCTATTTTTTAAAATTGTTATTCGGTTGCTTTATTTATAAGTTCTTTTATGTTAGGGACTTCTCTACTTAGTAATCTAGCCCAATAATTTACATTTTCGTTTTTATCAATAAAGTCATTTATTTTAATCAAAGCTTCCAACATCTCTGGCGAACATGCAATTAGTTTTGCGTTGGCTTCTTGTTCATTATCGATATATCCTGACGTATCAGTATCGTGAATTATTGTTTCTTCTCCGTCTTCATTATCGACTACTACTTTTATTCCTATTAGTTGTCCATAATGATATTCAATTAACTGCCACTCTCCTTTTGTTCCTTTAAATTCGCTCATAATATTATCTTTTTATTGTGGTTATTTATGTGATTGATACAAAACTACACTAAGTATTAATGCAATTATTTGAATACAAATGCTTATAGCTAGTAATACTTTACTTATTCCCATAATCTACTTTTTAAAATAATACCGTTATTCCCGCAGTTACTTTATTAAACGTATCACAACCAATCTCAATTCCAACAGCATCAGAAATAGAATACATACCACTAATTCCAATCATAGGACTGTATCTTACCCTATCTACCTTACAATACGTATCAAAATCTACTTTATCTTGATAAACCGCTAAACCACCTCTGTACTTTACTAATACTTGGCCAAGATATCCAAATGATGCCGTACCGTATAAGCTACACCATTCTTCTCTAAAACGTGTATACGCTCGCTTCCATTGGTTTTCTGTTATTCTTCCAGGTACAGTTGCTTTAACGTCCCAAGCTCCTGAGAATCCAAAACCTGCTTTACCATCGATTAAACATTCCGATCCAGTTGTAAGTTTTGAACTAGCATAGAAATGTATTGTTGTTTGTGCTATTGCCATCGACGAAGACAGCAATAGAATTATTAAAATTGCTCTCATTGTTCTGAAAATGTATCGTATAGTGCGATAACTATTGCCACGCCTATAAATGAATATAATATTATCATTTATCTTTATTTAAAATTGAAGATAGTAATAGTACTCCTGCAATAACTCCTGCAATAAATGATCCTGAGCAGAAAATAAACATCTGAATATCTGTAAAAAGTTGCTCTTTCATAATTCATCTATTTTTTGTTGGTTTATAATTCGTTGTTGTTCCGCAATTCTTGACAAACTATCATTTACAGCGTAGTTTATTTCAAGTGCATTAAGAGGATTTAAGTATTTTTCTTTTACGTAAACTCTTAATAGAACTAATTTTTCTCCTGATTCTAGTCTTTTTCTTCCCATAATTTTTATTTTTTAGTTATTTTAAACTTCGCAGTAAACAATTTTTGCAGGTTCGTAAGTATCCACCATATTTTTTATGTGTTCTTCAAGCCCATAAACAGATACAGATTTAGATATAGAAAACACTTCTTCTTTTCTTGTTGGTGAGTTCGTATTAACTCCGTTTATTGTCACTACTGACGCTTTTAAGTTTTCAACATCAATAAAAAGTGTTTTTATTCTTTCTAAGTAGCTCATAATTCCTATTGTTTTTATTTGTTGGGTCAAAGATACATTATAAATCTAGTTACGTAAACATAAAATAAACTTTTAACATTTCTTTAACATATTACATTTATTTAACCGTCCCAAAACAACCCATATAAACCACGATAATTTTTAAACTATAGTATGTTACTGTCTTTGCGTTTTTGATCCTCATACAACATGCAAATAGCCTCAAACGTCATAACCTTAATGTTATTCTTTGCCATTATATCGGCTTTGGTTTGTTTTGGTATGTCGCGCCACCATTTTAGGGGTTGTTTCATTGGATAGCATCGAATATAGTTACTTGAT